TGGTATATCAAATGCCATTCTAAATTTTTCATAGTTCCAATTACTATTAAATACATACCAATCATATTTTTTATGGTTTTCTTTATTCTGGAACCAGGGTGCTAAGTTAGGTTGATCATAAGAATTCTTTTGCCAAAGAATATTTAATTTGCTAGGATCTAAAGCAATTTTTTCTGGTACCGATGTACAAATAGATACTTGATCTAATAATTTTTTATCTACGTACTTTCTTAAATATTCAAATTGAAGCTCTGTCCCGCCTCTAGGATTTTGGTTTGTCATTTTTTTGATTCATCACTTTCTGTAAAACATTAAGACCTTTAGGAGAAACTTCTACAACAGTATCTTGTTGAATATGATCTGCAGTGGTTTCGGTATTTGGGTCATTAATATCTGCATCTCTTTCTGCTTCGTCTTTATATACTTTACCATTTAGTTTATTTTTAAGCACAACATGAGTTGTACAATGTATTTTTGGTAGTTCTTTATCCATTCTCTTGTGACCTGTCTATTAAAGCATAACTTACAACACCTGTTATTTCATTTGCTGTATCTGCTTGCATTTTTATAACATCTCCTGCTTCTAAATTCAAGCTATTTACAATCATATTTACCGTTTCTTGATTGATTCGTTCGTGTCCTATTTGAACATCTGAAGCACCAGATTTTTTTATATATAAGTCTGTGTCTACATTTGACGCAGTATCATGAAGAGCCTGTACTGTTTTTACAATAGCAACTGCAGAAGTTGATATAGTTAATACAGTTGTTAAATTAGTAGTAGTTAAATTAAATGTTTCGCTTTTGTATTGTATGGTCATGACATAAAGTAGTTAAAAGTATCTTGCTCATCTTTTAAGTCTTTTTGATAAGAAAAATTTAATTGATTTTTTAAAGTATCAATTGCTTCAATAATCTGTCTCTGATTTTCAGGTTCGTATTCTTGTCTTGGTTCAGGTATATATGTAGTTATTCTAGCCATTATATTTTACCAAGTCGCTGCGTCAGCTCCTCCTCCTACACCAGATGAATTTGCACCCGGACCGCTTGTCCCACTTGGTCCATCACCACCACCGGTTTGACGGCCTCTTGCTCTATCTCTGTTAGCTGCTGCTTGTGCTGCTGCCGCTGCCGCTCCTCTTGCTGCGTCTCTATTAGCTTGTTCTTGTGCTATAGCTGATGCTCTAGCTTTTGCTGCTGTTGCAGCTTTTTGAGCTTTTTGATTTTCAAAAAATTCTTGAAATGTTTTTGCTTTTTTAAATTCTGAAAGTGTAGGACTACCAAAGAATGATGATATTCCCTTTCCTATTAGCGTCTCTACTGGTCCAAAAAAAGAAGCTGCTGCAATAGTACCTATATTCTTTTTTCCAAAATCAATTACATCACCAAAAGAATCTATACCTAAAGTACTTCCATCTCCAATGGTAGTATCTTCATCTTGATATCCTCCTTCACCTCCACCCATTTGAGGTTGTGGATATAATAACGCTAATTGTTCTGGAGTTAAACCAGTTGTTGCTAAAGATTCTAATTGTTTATCTTCTTCAAATAATATAGGTTGCATTTGAGCTTGAGGTAAAGAATATACTCCAGATATATCCGGTAATGGTTGATTTAAATAGTCTGCTATAGATTGAGGTAATCCAAATCTTCTATCGTATATCATTATCTTCTACCATCCGGTTTTATATCTACTCTTAATGTTCCATAACGCCAAGTTTCACCTACAGCGTCATTTTCAATTTTGATTGCAAGAAGTCTTCCTCTTGCTCTAGTGTCCACTTTATCAGTAGTTGATGTAATTGTAAAGGGACCAAGAGGTGAGCTTGATGCGGTATCACTTGGATAATTATTTAATAATAATGTTACTTTTGAATTACCGGTCAATACTTTAAAATCAGGTATAAATCTCTTCATAGACATAATAAATTCACCATCGCCTCTAAAATCGGCCATACCTGTTGTTTGACCTGTTAAACCACGTTTTGCTGATATATCAAAATCACCAGATTGAATATAAGCATCAATAGAAGTTGTGCCGGAACTATTAACTTGATCAGTTCCTGTTTCATGTTTGTAGTAAGTCGTTGCTCCATAAGTATTTGTAATACCTTGTATCGGAAAATTAGGTGTAGCAGTTGTTGAGTAATCGGTTGCATAAGGTAAATCGAATATAGCCGCATCTTGATATGATGTTCTAGCTAGTGATCCAGTAGTCCAACAATCTTCACCATAGTTATAAGTTACCGATCTGTTAATTTGTGTTTGACCATCTTGTGCATAAAACCAAGTTACTTCATTATATAAATTATTATGACCTGCATATATAATTTTGTTTGTATTATAATTTATTCCTAAATTATCTCCATTAGTGGTAAATACAAAATCTTCAACTAAACATGGTAATGCTTTAACAGTACCGTCATATCTAAAAAATCCTCCAGCATCACCCATCCAATATACAGCACCATTAGCATAAACAACTGAATGCTGGCCCATTGCTCCACAGTTTACACCTACTTGTCTAATACTAAATGTAAAAGGAGGTCCAACAAATTGTGCTGTATAAGCTGCATTATCAGTTAAAATTAATACATAGTCTTTACCTTGTACCGCTGCTCTAATTTCGTTTCCTTGGTCTAATCTAAACGTACCTGCAGTGTTCGTTGCTGTTGGTTGATAAGTATCTAAATCTTCTTGATTAGAGAATCTTATAAACATTGGATCTTGTGTTGTACTATCTCCAATCGTTGTTTCAGTTCCTAAATGAAATAAGTGTCTATCTCTATCAGATACAATAGTCATAATGGATGCTGTTGGATTATTTGTTGTTTCGTAATTAGTTGTAGTTGTTGATGCTCTAATGGTTCTTGCGTTAGTTGCTCCTGCATCCCAAGTAAATGTTTTACCATTATGAATAGTTGCAACTAATACTTCTCCAAAATTATCAAGGCTCCAGTTGCCTGGATCCAGAACCACTGCTGCAGTAGATCTTGCTGTACCCCAAGTTGAAGCTCCCCATAAACCTGCACCCCAACCAAAACCTTCTAACTGAAATATTGGACCTATGTTTACGTAAGGATTTATTTCTGTTGATCCTTGTGTCGACATACCAGTACCACCTTCATTGGCTGGCATTGTTATTTCAAAAGCATTAGCGGTTGCATTTAATACTTCAAAAGTATTATTTTGGAATTGAGCAGTTGTAAAATTAGTTTCTCCACCACCAGGTAAAGACACAGAAGTAAAGGTTACATATCGGCCATTGTTTAAATTATGAGCAATTTTATTAACCGTTACTGTTGCAGATCCTGTTGTTGAATCAAATGTTGCTCCAGTAATAGCTGTATCAAGTGGAGTAATATCATAAAATTCATCTGAATAATATAAAAATAAACCTTGTGAAGTTCCAATTGCTACATACTTTTCACCTGCTAAAGACGTAAAAGAATGTTGAGCTCTTGCAACACCTGGTAAGGTTTGATTAGCTAAAGTAAGTTGTTCCCATCCACCTATCTTTTCAGGGAATCCATATCTAAATCTAACGTTGTCACCATCAACCCACTGTGATTCACCACCTGAGTCTGTGACCATTTTATTAAAACCTGGTTTAAAATTAAGTTTTTGTAACATAGAAAAGACATTATAATACTATTTTACGAATGATGGTAGTCCTAACATCGGTCTACCGTCAAACTTATTTTTTTCAGCAAATGGGCCATTTATATGGTTATAATGCAAGAATACTTGACCACATATATTACCTTGAAATGGTTCTCGCCAATGCTCTAATTCGCAACCAGAATATACTAACATATCTCCAACATCAAGTAATACTTCAGTGCCTTTTGGAGCGTTAGGTTTATGGATTTCTTTATATTCATCAATAACTGAATTAACTCCAGTACCATCTATAAATATTGGCCAAGGATCTCCTCCTAAATTTAACGTACAAGATATTTCACAACTTGGTCTATCTTTATGTCTTCTGAGTTTATCCCCTCTTTTATATGCTCTTGCATAAGAATAAGTTGGGACTAAATCTAAATTAGTATGTTGTTTCATCACTGGTAACATTTTCATCAATAAGGTATCCATTACAAAATCACCATAACAAGAAAAGGTATTCGGTATCTGTGTATCTCCCCACGTTCCTAATATCGGAGACTCTGAATGAATATTATTTTGATACATAAAAGCAGTCGCATCTCTTTTAAGTAAAAAATAATTAAATATAAAATTAGCTAGCTCGTAAGGTAAAGCTTGTTTGATTACTTGATATTTTTTTTCTTGAAACATATTACACTATAAAACACTTTTGCATAAAATTAAAACTGACCGATATCCTTATATCATTAGAATTATTAGGTTCCACACAATGATTGAGCCAAGATGGAAACATAATCAGTCTTCCTGGTTTTGGATCATAACTTGCTTCTCTCCATAATCGTTGTGGCGGTTTACCTTCTTTCATTCTAGGTCGTACCATCAATGCAACTGATCTTGGATCTTCTACTTTTAATTGTCCAGAATTTTCTGGAGCTTTTACATAATAAACACCAGACCATAAAGAGTTAGGATGAATATGCGCTCTGTTCATTCCACCTGGTGGATTGATGTTGGCCCACATATTACCTAAGAATGGTTCACTTGCTAAATGTTCTTGTTCATAAATTATATGTTGTGCTTCATATAATGCATCCACTAATTTTTTATATTCAGGTCTAACATTCATATCAGTAGTTGAATGCCATCCTTGTATATTAGTTCTAGTCACACCTTTATCTTGATTAGACCAAGCAACAATATCTTTTTCTAATTGTTGATTTAAAGATGGGTCTTTATAATCAAATATATAAACAGGTGTTGGAAAATGTAAATCTCTCATTTAAATGGAGTTCCTCCAAACCACATTACGAGTGATTGTCTTCTGCCTTTAGTGACAGGTTTTACTCTGTGTCTAATAAAGGATGCAAAGAATACTGCGTGTCCTTGTTTTAGTTTTGCAATTTTATCTTCTGACATTAATTCTAAATCTCCACCTTCAAACTCAGATTCTGGAGATAATAAACAGGTCATAGATATTTTTCTAACTGGTGGCTCGTGTTGACAATTAACATCATTATCCACGTGCCAATCATAAAACCCACCTTCAGGATATTCAGTATATTGTGCAGGCTCTGTTAGCTGCATACCTTCAAAACCAAAATGATTACCATTGGTTGTTTTCATAATGCGTTCTATATCTTTATACATATCAATCATCTTTTTAAATGGGATCCAACTAATATGTGACGTTCTAGTTTTAGTATCTACAACTCCACCTTTAATACCTTTACTATTTCCAACTTGTCCTTGTTGTTGTGGTTCAGCTCGTCCTGCTTGAATAATTAATTTACACTGTTCAGGTGTAAAGATTGGTGTAGTGGTTTCTACAATATACGATTTCCAACGTGGTTCAGTTATCATACAGCTCCTCTGTTTTTGATTGGGTCAAACTGTATATCACAGTTTGCAGCTAACGTTCGTCTAGTCTCATTCGTTCCATTGAATGGATATACACAGTGTCTCATATCATATGGAAACACATAAAAATCTCTTAAGTTCATTGGAGGTTGATAATCTACTTTTGAAAACTGACCATTAGCAGCACCTAATATTTGTAGTCTGCCGTTTTGTGGTATTTCTGCATTCGAATATTCTCGACCATAAGTTGATGGTAATTTTAAAATCATCACTGATGATAAACCAGTAAACAACATCCCTCTATGAATGTGTGCAGGATTATATTCGTGTTCTTTCATCTCATTCACCCAAATTGAATTTAAGTGCATATCATAATCTCTAATTTTATTAAAGGCTAAATAATGCTTAAATATCTTTAAAAAATAATCAGTAATATTT